AGCAGGGCAAACGGGGGACTATCGGGCCTTGACGGGGAAGATTGAGCCGAGGCTGGTTACACCGCGATCGACAGATCTGACTCTTGGCCCTGCCCAAGCCGACTGGGCTCGCCGGTACATGGGTATTGAGCTCATGGCCTGGCAGAAGATCGCCTTGGACGGCCAGCTGGCTGTCGATGCCAAGGGCGACTTCGTGTTTCGTGAGGCCTTGATTTCGACTGGTCGCCAGCAGGGGAAGTCGGTAGCGTTGCGAGCGTTGGCCGGGTGGTTCCTCGCGGATGAGGCACGAAGGAGGGGCCGCCCGGTCAACGTCCTGCTGGTCGCCAACAAACTCGACCGTTCCATGCCCATGTTTCGTGAGCTTGCCCTGTTCCTCGAGGACAAGTTTGGGGCCACGATTCGGTGGTCTAACGGCAGTCAGGCGGTCACCATGCCGGACGGCTCAACGTTCCGGGTTGCGGCGGCCAAGGACAACATTCACGGCCTCACCCTGGATCTCATCCTGGTTGATGAAGTGTGGGACATCGCCCCGTCGGTGATCTTTGACGCGCTCCGGCCGTCCATGATCGCCGTCAAGAACCCGCTGTTGTCCATGTGGTCGACGGCCGGCGACCAGTCCTCGACGCTCATGCTCAAGCTGCGGGAGCAGGCGATTGCGGCGATTGACGCCGGCCGACCCGGCCGCCTGTTCTTCGCCGAATGGTCCCCGCCACCCGGGATCAACCCGGATGACCGCCGCTGGTGGCCTTGGGCCAACCCGGCCCTCGGCACCACCGTCACCTGGGACGCGCTCGAGGCAGCATCCGAAGGAGGAGATCGCGCTGCGTTCCTCCGCGCCCACCTCAACCTTTGGGTCGCCGCAGCCAAAGCCTGGCTACCTGTCGGCACCTGGGAGCCGCTGGAAAGCCCGGAGAAGCCCACAGGAGGCGTTCTAAGCGTCGAAGCGTCCGTCGACGAAGGCAGATACGTCGGAGTGCGCTGCGCCCAAGCAGACGGCCTCGTCCACGCGAGCGTCGAGTTCACCGTCGACAACGCCGACGCCTGCTGGGTTGAGATCGAGCGCGTCATGGCCGACCAAACCATCGCCCTCACCGTCACACCCGGCCTCGAGGTCTTGGCCCCGCCCCATCTGCGCCGCCGCATGACGATCGTGGGCTACGGCGAGCTCCTCAAGTTCACGCCAACCGTCCGGTCGCTCATCCTCGAGGGCCGGCTTCGGCACGATGGTTCGGTCGCCCTCGCGGAGCATGTCAACCGGGCCGTGGCCGTCAAGACGAACAATTCGATCGTGCTGTCGTCGCAGAAGTCGCCGGGCCCGATCGAACTTGCCCGTGCGATGGTGTGGGCCGCCGCGCTCGCGGCCCGGCCGACCACCCGGCAAAAGCCTGCGTTCGCCGCCTACTGACCATCCACACTTTGTCCACAGGCTGGGGATAAACTCCGCGGCGTGGGACTCTTCTCGCGTCGGAACATGACGCCCGCTTTCGGCGTCGACGTCCGCGCCCAAGCCGGCGCCGCCCAACAGGCCACAATCAACGCGACATACACCTACACCGTTGGCACCGGCGAACTACGCGCCCTCCAGCTGCCGACGATCTCTCGAGCCCGTGACCTCATCGCCTCGATGATCGCCTGCCTCGATCTTCGCGCCTACCGCCTCGCCTGGGACCCCCAGGAGGAGGAATACGAGAAGATCTACGTCGAGGGCGAGTCCTGGTTCACTCGTCCCGACCCGGCCGTGACCCGCAACTTCATCATGGCCAACACGTTCAGCGACCTGCTGTTCTACGGCCGCGCCTTTTGGCTCATCACCGGCCGCTACTCCACCGGCTTCCCCGCATCGTTCAAGTGGCTTCCCGCGGCCAACATCACCACCCTTGATCAGGGTGGCCCGGCCTGGTTTCAACCGTCAGATCAAGTCCAGTTCAACGGCGTCGAAGTCGACTCAAAGAACCTCGTCCAGTTCCTCGCACCGATGATGGGCATCGTCTACTCCGGCGCAGCTGCGATCGACACCGCCTACAAACTCGACAACGCTGCCCGCCGCTTCGCCTCCAACGAGATCGCGGCCGGCTACCTCCAACAGCGCGGCGGCGAACCGATGAGCTCCGAAGATCTCGGTGAACTCGCAGCAGCATGGTCGGCAGCACGTCAACGCAACGCCATCGGCGCACTCAACGAGTTCGTCGAATGGAAAGAGTTTGACGCCGACCCCTCCAAACTCCAGCTGGTAGAGGCGCGTCAGTACCAGGCCCTAGAGCTGGCGCGTCTCGCCAACATCCCGCCCTACCTTGTCGGAGCACCCACCGGCACGGGAATGACCTACCAAAACGCGCTCCAAGCCCGCCAGGACCTCTACCTATTCGGCGCCAAGCCCTACCTCGACTGTATTCAAGAAACGCTGTCGGGGAACAACGTGCTCCCCGCCGGTAAGCACGTCGAGTTTGACCTTGACGACTATCTCGGCGACAACGACCTCGTCGAATCCCCGCTCGTCACCACACCCACATCCGACCGGATGTACGAGGACTCCAATGACTGAACAGAAACTCACACTCACATCGGGCACTTTCACGATCGACGCCGCTCGAACCGCTGCCGAGCCGTCGCGGTCCATTACCGGACTCGCCGTACCGTGGAATGTCGCCACCGTTGACTCGCTCGGCACCAAAGTCATGTTCATGCCGGGATCGTTGCCCGAGGACGGCCGCCCGCCGCGTCTGCTCGAGTCGCATGACCCGACCAAGGTTCGTGGCCTGGTCACCGAGCGAGTCAACACTTCCGAGGGCATGATGTTCACCGCGAAGCTCGCCGAAACGGCAGCTGCGAACGACACGATGGCGCTGCTACTCATGGGCGCCTACGACAGCGTCAGCGTCGGCGTCGTGCCCACCAAGTTCTCCTTCAACAACGAAGGAACCATGATCGTCGAGGAAGGTCGCTGGACCGAATTGTCGATCGTAGCGGAACCTGCCTTTGAGCAGGCCCGCATTGAAAAGGTCGCCGCCTCGAGCCCCGAGGACGACACGCCCGACGAAGAACAACCAACCACACCAGAGCCCGAGGAGGACTCAATGGACAACCAGACCCCGGTCGAGGCTGCTGCCCCGGCCATCATCCCCACGGTGCCGCTGTACGCGGAACCGCGCCGCGAGTTCAAGATGCCGTCCCCCGGCGAATGGATTGCGGCAGCTGTCGAAGGCGGCAGCCGTTTCGCCGAACTCCAGGCCAAGATCAAGGCCGCCGCACCCGACGTCACCACCGGCGACCTCGATGGCGTCATGCCGACCCCGGTGGTCGGCCCGGTCTACAACAACTTCCGCGGCTTGCGCCCCGTGATCGACGCTGTTGGCTCCCGCGCGATGCCCCAGGGCGGCAAGGTGTTCATCCGGCCCGTCGTGGGCACTCACACGTCGATTGGCACCGTCACCCAGGGCAACACGATCACCGCTGGCACGTTCGTCGTGAACGACGTTCAGGTGACCAAGGCGATCTACGGCGGCTACGTTGAGCTGTCCGAAGCGTCGATCGACTGGTCCAGCCCCGAAGTGCTTGGCGCCCTCGTTGACGACATGGCCCGCATCTATGCCAATCAGACCGACGACGTCGCAGCCGACGCACTCGTGTCCGGTGCGACCAACACCAACAACTTCACCGGCGCCAGCGGCGCAGACCCGGCCTACTGGGTCGAGTGGATTTACGAGGCCGCCTCGGACATCCTCACCGCGTCCAACGGCAACCTGCCCACCCACCTGTTCGTTTCGCCGAACATTTGGAAGCAGCTCGGCTCGCTGGCCGACACCGCCGACCGCCCGCTGTTCCCGCAGGTCGGCCCGATGAACGCCTACGGCACCATGACCCCCGGAACCGCAGACGCCACCGCGTTCGGCCTCCGCGTCGTCGTGGACCGCAACTTTGCCCTCAACACCCTCATCATCGGCAACGCCGACGGCTTTGAGTGTTGGGAACAGCAGAAGGGCGTCGTCAGCATCGAAAACCCGAGCCTGCTCGCTCGCACGATCGCTTTCCGCGGCTACTTCGCCCCGGTCATGGTCGACGCAAGCAAGTTCATCAAGGCCGCTTTCGTCTGACCTGAATTGAGGACTTGAATCATGGCGACGTTCAACATTTCCCACCGCATGCGGCTGGATGACGTCGTCGTGATTCAGACCCTCACGGAGACCGACATAGCTGTCGGGCAGTCGATCACCGTGGCAGGGCTGGGGAACGGGATGGACGGCACCTTCGTCGTCATCGCCGTTCCCCAGTTCCTATTCACGGGAGTGTCCTACCAAGGCGACCTCACGTTCAACACGGACGTCGTGATTCCGAACCAGTTGGCCTACATCGACGCGGGCGACACCGTCGAACGCGACGCAGCCGACCCGTTCGGAACACTCACTTGGTCGATCACCTGTACCTGGACCACATCGGCCAACGTCGAACAGTTCCTCGGAATTGCGACAGGCACCGCCAACGACACCGCCTACATCGCCACCTGCGTCGCCGCCGCGAACGCCTGGGCGTTCCGTAAGCGCGTCGAGGCCGGCTACACCGACTCGGCCACCACCAGCCCATCCAGCGACGTCACCCTCGGCACCACGCTCTACGCGGCCGCCTTGTACCGAGAACGCGGCTCCATCGACTCATTCCAAACCTTTGAGGTCATGACGCCGTCCACCACCGGCTTCAACATGGGCCGAATCCACCAGCTGCTCGGCATCAACAGGAGCCAGGTGGCTTGAAGTGGCTGCGACAGGCATCTTCGCGGAAGCGCGCACAGCGATCATCAACCGCATCACATCCCTCGGCCTGGTACCCGTCACCGACCCGAGAAACGCTCGGCCACTCACCGTATTCGTCGAGCTCCCAACCTTCACGAGTTTCACCTACAACGTGGGCGATCTCACCTTCACCCTTCGGGTCCTGGCAGCCCCACCCGGCAACCAAGACTCAGCCGACTGGCTCTTGACCACCATTGACACTCTCATGGCAGATCAAGGGCTGGCCGTCACCAGCGGCCAACCGTCGCTGGCCATCATCGGAAGCCAGGAACTCCCGGCCTACGACCTCACCGTCCGCATCGCCTCCAGGCGAAACTAACAAAGGAGCCACATGGCCACCACAACCTTCCTGTCGAACGCAACCGTCGCCATCGGCGCCGTCGACGTATCCGACCAAGTCCAGTCCGTCACCCTCACCGTCGGCTTCGACCAGCTCGAGACAACCGCAATGGGTTCCAACGGCCGCAGCTACACCAAGGGCCTCCAGTCCGTCGACGTGACCCTCACCATGTTCAACAGCTACGGCGCTTCGGAGATTGAGGCGACCCTGTTCGACGTGTGCGGCGACGACGCGGTCACCCTGACCATCTCGCCGTCGGGCACCACCGAATCGGCCACGAACCCCGAATACACGATCACCGGCGCGTTCCTCTCGAACTTCACGCCAGTCGTGTCCAGCGTCGGGGAGCTGTCGATGGTCAACGTGACCTTCACCGGCGGCACCTGGGCCCGCGACATCGTCACCCCGTAATCCAACCCAATTAGGAGCCCGACAATGATTGGAATGGACCTGAAAGTCATTATGGACGACGGCAGCGAACACATCGCACCGATCACCTACGCCGTCGCCTGCGCCTGGGAAGATCACCACCCAGGCAAGGCGGCGGCCTCCATGTTCGACCCAATCCAGTTCAAGCAAATCTGCTACCTCGCCTACGAAGCCCTGCGAAAGTCCAAGATCACCGTCAAGGTGTGGCCGCAGTTCATTGACACCGTGGCAGACGTCCAGTTAGTCCCAAAAGAACGCCAGGACAAGCCCAGTATCACGTCAACCTGATCGCACAGCTCGCCATACGCACCGGCATCAGCCCGGCCGCGCTACTCGAGACGCCGCCAACGATCATTGACGAGATGGTGCGGCTCCTGGTCGAATCAGACCAGCAAAGGAGCGTGAAATGAGCATCGAAGTCCGAGGCCTCAAAGAAGCACTCCGCGACCTCCAAAAGCTCGAGCCCGAGCTGCGCAAAGAGATCAACAAGGACATCCGCAAAACCGTCCGCCCGCTGGTCGACAACATCAACGGCCGCATCCCCGGCGCGCCACCGCTGTCCGGCATGGCCCACAACGGGCGCACCGGCTGGGCCCGCAAAAAGCCCGTGGCCATCAAAATCGACGCTCGAGCACCCCGCAACCGCCCCAACCGGCCCTTCCAGTCAATCGTCAGCGTCGTCCGCGTCGGCACCAAAGACGCCCCAACCGCGATCGTCGACATGGCCGGCAAGGCCGGAGGCGGCAGCTCACGCCGCGCCCCCCAATACAGGCGCCCAAATTTTGCCCGCGCTCTATCCAGCCGCCTTGGCCAACCCTCCCGATTCATGTGGCGCGACATCGAAAACGATCTTGAGCTCATCCAACGCGAACTTGAACCCATCGTCGACCGCGTCGAAGCAGCTCTCAACCGCGACCTGAAAACGAGCTTCTAATGGCAATCAACATCCCCATCGTCACAGACTTCAACTCCAAAGGCCTACAAGACGCCTCCAACGCCTTCACCAACTTCCGCACCAAGGTCAGCGAAGCCGACGGCGCCATGGGCAAAATGAAAGCCGGATTCGGAGCCGCGGCCGACACCATGAAAGCCAACGCCGGAGCCTTCGCAGCTGCGGCCGGCGCCGCCATCCTCGGCTTCGTCGTCGACGCCATCGGCGACTTCCAAAAACTCGCCCTCGAGGTCGACAAATTCAGCAACATCACCGGCCTAGCGGCCGAGGAAGCCTCGCGCTTCGTTGAAGTGGCCGGTGATCTCGGCATTGAGGCCAGCACCGTGTCCGGCGCACTCAACAAAATGAACAGGGCCGTCATTGACAACGCCGAAGCCTTCTCCGATCTTGGCATTGAGATCGCCCGCACTTCCGGCGGCGCAACCGACGTGAACCGCACCTTCCTCAATGTGATCGACCGGCTTCGCGCCATCCAGGACCCGGCCGCTCGAGCATCCGCCGCCACCAAACTTCTTGGCAAATCGTGGACCGAAGTGTCGGAGCTCATTGAGATGGGCGCCGTTGATCTTGAGCGGGCGCTTAGCGCGGTCGGCGACGCCAAGATCATCGACGAGGCCGAAATACAAAAGGCCAAAGAGTTCCGCGCCGCCCAAGACGCGCTTCGCGACGCCTTCGAGCAGTTCGCCATTGTTGTCGCCGAGGAAATCGTCCCGGTATTGAGCGAAATGCTTGACGGCGTAGCCAAACTTCTGGACGAAACCAGCACATGGGGACGCATCACCAAAGGCGTGTCCGCCCTCATCCGCCGCGACATGGACGACCTCGCCGACGCCATCATGGGCCCCGGGGGAGTCACCGACGCTGTCGACGACGGCACCCGGGCTTGGCAAGACGGCTACCGCGCCATGATCGACGCCCAATACGCCCTCCAAGGCATCGACGCAGCCACCCGCGACGTAGATACCGCCTACGCCAAACTTCTCGGCAGACTCGACGAACGCGAAGCTTGGAACAACCTCGTTGACGACATTGACCGGGCTGGCGAACAAGCCAAAGAAGCATTCGAGAAAGACATGCCCAACGCGCTCGGCATCTCAATGCGAAGCCTGGACGACGCCCGCCGCAGCCTCGGCGAATACATCGCCCAAGCCAACAACATCCCTGCGGAACGTAAAACCGCCTACATAGCCGCATTGGACACAGCCTCTTGGGAACAGGTGCGCTCCATGCTTGACGCCTTGGCGATCGCTCGAGCAGTCCCCTACCAGCCCGTCCTGTCCCCCGGTTTCCCCGGCGGACCTGTCGAGCAAGGCCCCGGCGGCCGACCAATCGGCACGCCACCAATCAGCCAAAACCCGAAGCTGCGCCAAATGAGCCTCATGCCGACCACCACGGGCGGCAACGTCATCGTCAACGTCGGCGGCTCCGTCACCACCGAAAACGACCTCGTCGAAGCAATCCGCAAAGGCCTCGTCAACTCCCAGCGCAACGGCTCCGGCCTCGTCTACAGCAACTTCTAATGACTCTGCCCTGCCAACCCGTTGTCCAAATCCGGCTCGGCACAGGAGCCGGGTTCGGCGACGTGTTCGTCCTCGGCGACCTTGACGACGGCATCCTTGGCGAAAACGTCCTCGGCACAGCCGTCGTAGACGTCGTTGATGTCTCGAGCACGGTTCAACGCATCTCGATCAGGCGTGGCCGTGACCGAATGTTTGAGCAATACACGCCAGGCCAGGCCGTCGTCCAATTCCAAGACTTCACCGGCGACTGGAACCCTGACAACGCCGCCAGCCCGTACTACGGCCAAATCCTGCCGATGCGGCAAGTCAAAATCCACACGACCTATTCGGGCACGACCTACAACCTGTTCACCGGCTTCATCACCAGCTGGGACTGGACGTGGGCCGACCAATCCGCCGACTACGCAATCGTCACC